GCCTCGATTGGCCGGACGGGGCATGATTGAAAAGGTGACGGATTACAACGAAATTCAGCGCAAATGGCTGGACTGGGCGGATCTGATCTATCTCCCCGACAATGCCAATCACATTGCCATGCTGGAACCGTACCGTAAGCAGGGATACCCGATCCTAGCGCCTGGTATCGAGGCTCAGCAAATGGAGCTGAACCGCGCAGCCGGACAAGCCGCCATGAAAAAGGTCGGAATCAAGATCATGGAAAGCAAGGCGTTTTTCGACTACGACGAAGCCGCCGAGTTCGTCAAAAAGCATCCAAAATATCTAGTCAGCAAGCCGTCCGGTGACGCCGACAAGGCATTGTCATACGTGGCGTCCGATCCTGCCGACCTGGTATATATGCTAGGTCGATGGAAGGAGCGCGAGGACTTGCGCAAATCGGCAAAGAAGGATGGATTTATTTTACAAGAGCGTAAGTATGGCGTAGAAATGGCGGTTGGCGGCTGGTACGGACCGGGGGGCTGGTCCAAGTGGTTCTATGAGAATTGGGAATACAAAAAACTCATGGCCGACGACCTGGGTGTGAATACCGGAGAAATGGGTACGCTCAGCCGAATGACAAAGAAGTCAAAATTAGCAGAACAGGTCTTGCTCCCCATCGGTCCAATTTTGGAAAAAATCGGCTATGTCGGATACATTGACAATAATTGCATCATTGACGCAGACGGCCCCTGGCCTATGGAGTGGACAATGCGTGACGGTTGGCCGACTCGTCACAATGTTATGGCCCACGTTAAAAATGACGATCCTATCCAGTGGATGCTGGATCTGGTGAACGGACGCGACACAATGGAGTGCATCGAGGGTGAAATCTGTGTGAGTGTCCTCATCGCTCTGCCCGACTTCCCCTATTCCAAAATAACGAACAAAGAGCTGTGCGGCATACCGATCCGAGGCGCCGACGATATGGAGCATATTCACTTGTCGGAAGTCATGATGGGCGACGCTCCTACAATGGTCGGTGACAAGGTGGTTGACATGCCGGGACTCGTGACGTGCGGAGATTACACTATGGTTGTGACTGGCACCGGGGAGACAATCACAGCTGCGAGAAAAGATTGCTACACTGCCGTAAAGAAGGTTAAAATCCCAAATTCCATGTTCTACCGCCCAGACATTGGGGCGGGTAGGATGAAGCGCGACATAATCGACCTGCATCGTTTGGGTTATGCAAAAGGATTGGAGTTTTGAAATGGCTACCAAAATGCACGGCAAGGAAATCGACCCGCACAAAAAAGGCGCTAAAGTGGTTCCTAAGGGCGGCCCAGGAACGCAAGGCCGGTATGTTCGGCAAACCTTCAACCTCAAAAAAGCCGGTGAAGAAACGATCAAGCTGAAGCGTATCGTGATGGAAGTAATCCCGCATGCAGAGCAACGGTATGATACGCTTGGGGATTACTGGACGGACAAGGACGGGACGTTACAGTTCCGAGTCTCTGACCTCGGCGATTGGAGGTACAACTTCTCCGTGCTGCTCCACGAATTCGTGGAGTTCCATTTACTTTTGCATAAAGGTGTTCCCGAACCTGATGTTTTGGCGTTCGACTTAGCTGTTGAGCCTGGGTCAAAATATGCGGACGATCCGGGTTTCGATCCGAAAGCGCCATATCATCTTGAACATGTTTTGGCTGACACTTTGGAACGTCTGATCAGCATCCCCTTGGGTTTTGAAGTGAGTGATCCTTGGGATGCAGCAGAAAAATTACCTCAATGGGCTCCAAAATAAATGTCCGGTAACGCATTAGCCCAGGGATTGATAAGCGAGACGACCGTTAGGCAAGCCCTGACGACCGCTCGCGGTGATCTGTTCCTGGCGTCTTGCTATCTCGCCGTGACGCCGCGCGAGCTGGATTGGTACATTCGCGCGTCTGAAGAAATGCAGGGCTTCGTTGCCGCCATATCTAAAGTCAAAGCGGACGCCAATTACGACAAGCTGTCCGTTGAGCAGTTCTCGAAGCAACTCGAACAACTCACCCGATCCTATCGTGTTGAAGCCATCGACATCATCCACGACCTTGCGGCGATGCCGTTCGATACGGCTGCTATGGCCGAGGTCAAGCTCAAGGCCGCTGTGCAGCTCAGGGGGAGTCATTCAGACGCCCCTGTGAATAACGATCAGGCGTCTGTCCTGGCTGAGCTTAACGCGTTGTATCAGACTTCGGCACCACGGATAAAGACGATACGGGTTGCTCAGATTGAGTTTGACGACAAATCATAATCCGGCGCAGCTTCGATCAAGTTGCGCATCTTGTACCACTGCCCTCTCTTAAAATTCACCCTGTTGTCAACCATATCCCAGTCAGGCTCTTTGTACCCCTCGCTCAAGATATAAATGCTGACGCCTCGCGTAACGAACCCGCCACGCACAAGAACCTGTAGCCGCATGTTATGCGACCTATCCGACAACTTACCGAAGCGAAGCATACGGGCGCCGCGATGCATGTTCGGTTCGGCTTCCAGAATCCGGTATGTATCGAGCAAGTTAGGCAAGTCCGGCTCGACGTTGGGCGTGTACAGGTCGTAACGATCCATGAATCCTCGCGTCTTAAAGTCCAGAATGTGACGCAGGGACCATTCATCAATGCCCAGAATGTTCTGGACCTCTGGTGCATAGAACACTGCTGTGACGGACCGCTCACGCCCTGACGCCATCACCGCGGCCTCCTGGATCGGAGTCAGATCACGCCCGCGCCAGCACGCCACAGTTGCGAGCAAGGCCCTGTGATAGTCAGAGCTAGGCAACCTGAAATCCAACGCTTCTTCTTGCATCCCCCACGAGGGCGGCATGTACACGATCACGTCGCGCCTCGCGCGCTTGGCATAGGAAGCAAAAAGCTTGTGCGTGAGCGGGCATTCGGTGAACAGAAGCGCGTCGCACATCGGCATGCAATCCTTGCTGTACTCATGCTTGTAGAACATGAGGCCGCGCTTATGCTCCCAGTAGTCAACATCCCAAGCCGCACGATCATCAAATGGACGGATCAGAACGGATGGAATGTCAGCCACAGCAGCATTCTTGAGGCGTATGGACTTGCGATAGAATCGGCTCAACATGACAATGGATTTATCGTTCATGCGCTCCATTGTCCGTATCGCCGCCTCTCTGTCGGTCGTTTTGTACAAGTCATGCATCCCAAAGAACCCAAACGGCAATCATGAGTAATAATAAAACAGGATTGTAAATTGCAAGCAAAACACAAATCAAGACAAATATGAAAGAGAACATTACACAGCTCCTATGTCACGCAAAATACTCATTGCTTCGTTTATGTACCAATCATAGTCAATTTGGATTGGTGAGTACAATTCCGGCAATCCCATCAACGGCATAGCCCCATCGCTACGCGCAACCTTGTTACCGTTGGTTTTATAAGTGATGCATTTCGACTTGTCCAAACCATATACCCAACGAACCGCTTTACCTAGATAGGCTCCATCGTACATCGCCCCGCCTTTGACTTGACGGCATGTTAGGAACCGCTTTATGTCTTCACACCGATAAATAGTCCGGTCTATGGGAGTGCCATCGCTTAACAAGGCGATCACAGCATCAACGCATATCGCATTCGTCGGGTTCTTTTCCAACTCGGACTTCTTGCTTCCGACGAACGCGTAGATCCCTTTTTGCTTGACTGATCCGTCAGTCTTGACCGCGATGTAATTATTGACGTTTGCCGCGTATATGGCGCTGTATTCTGTCTCCTCAGTCTGATATCCGCTAACAATCTCCCAGGCCGATAGCATGGCCGACAATGACTCTTCGCACTCGTTCGGGACCAGCATCACAATACCGTCAGTGTTCGCACTCACCACACGCACGCCGATGCTCTCCACCAGCTCGATCAGCATTAAGATAGCGAGTTGCCCTGTGATCGTCACCTGGATCATCAATTCGGGAGCGTACAGAGTTGACCACTTCGAGCCGAACTTACCGAACGACCCGTTGATAACCACCTTGATCACTTCATTTGTCACAGTGTCTCCCGAAGCCTTCGCCGCAACGCGCCGATCAACTAGCGACTTGTACACGGCCAGGAAGTCCGGCCCCATTTGCTTAGGATACAAACCTTGCGTCAAGACGATGGAGGGATAGAAGCTAGTCACATCACGGTCCACTATGCGCATGCCGGGGGTCGCCCGATACGATACGCTAGACTCGGTGCTATGAAGACCACCTATGCCCATCCTGTACACACCTTGGCCTATTCTGATTCGCATTTCTTCCAGCTCTCGGGGCATGACGACTGAGCCTTTCTCGTTCAAGGTCAGCTCGGCACGACAGACGATATCGAAGGCTAGCTTCATGCCATCGGACAAGAAGGCGATGAAACATGGGGGTATGTAGTGAAATTTGTAGTCCGGCGATATGTCAGGCCGATAAATCCTGTGGCCGACGCGAGCTTCAACTTCCTTTTTGATCACAGCTTCGGCAATTTGCGCATCCGACTTGGATCGCAAGTCAACGCCATACTGCTCGGACATGGAGATACGCAAGTCGATCTGTGGCTTGAGCTTGAGGTACAGAGCTTTGGTCAACGCCAGATCGTTCTTGCAATACTGGGTCAAGTCTGCTCTGTCGGATGCAGATATGGACGCTGAGGTCTCGATGGGCAAGTCTTGTAGCTTTTGGGCATGCAGACGACCGCCGTATGCCTTGAGCGAGCACTGACCCGGAGCCACTTCGATCAAGTCAATATGATCGACGCCCGACATATCGACGCCGCCAAAGGAGTCTCTGAATTCCCACGGCTTCATGCCCCCAACAATAACCTTGTCAGAAGCGAGCTTAAGGAACTCATTATTATGACCGGCTAGAGCAAGAGACAGAATAGGAAAATCATAATTGATCCCGTTGAACGTGATGTACTGGCCCGGTGGAAGCTGAGTGAGCGGAAACGGGTGGCCGGGGAACATTTCAGCTCCCATGACCGCCCCGGTGTCCACGTCCTCGATCAGCAGAAGGAAATAGTCTTTGTAGCACTCCGTATCGAGGACGTAGGTTGCCATTACAGATGCACCGACAACATATCAATCACGTCCTTCGCCCACTGGGGATAAGTTGACTCACCCCCATGCGCCATTTGGACGTTATAGTCAGTCACAGCTTCTTCTGCCAGCTTGGTCAATCGGATGATTGCATGGCGCTGAAACACGCTCGGGCCTTGCTTCCGGCACTCCAAGACGGTCAGACCCGGCTTCGTGTTGAGCGCGCACGGCTCGATGCAATTCTTGTCATGCGTGACGACCACAACATCGTTGTTGCGGGGTGACTCGCGCAACATACCTAACAATTGATGGACTTTCATTTTCTTTCTCCCATTCTACGGACTATCCAACCATCAACCTCAGATTCAATCCACCCTACCGACCTAGGACCAAGATTAACCTGCTTTGGGAAAGTGCCATTGCCTAGATATACATACAAACTCGAACACGACAATCCAGTTTTCAATAAGACCGCCTTCAATTTTAGAATTGTGATCCCCCTCAAATCGACAGGTTCGTTGTATCTCTCAACAATGTGTTCTCCGTATTGATTAATCATTTTTTCATATCCTTAATTTTATAATAATATCTTTGGTCGTATGCCTTTCGGCGCCTCGGATTGTCCAAATACCATTGCTTCGTGTACGCCAACATGCATTCTCGGCATGAATTGAACAGGCCGTCCTTGGCTGACCTCCTCTTATAGAAGGCCCCCAACGGTTTGACCTTTTTGCAGTCATTGCAGGTCTTAACGTCAGGGGTATCCATTAGACCATCATGCCGTGCGCGCGCAACAGATCATCCGTCCAGCCGATGCCCGTCATTTGCTCGTAAGATGCACCGGCCGCATTCGCCGTCATGACGTGCGCTGGTGGCAAGGCGGGAGGAAGCGCCGGTACGCCGCCAGGGATGGTGAGGAAGGCCGGGTTTGGCAACGCTGGTGTGGCTGACACCCCCGCCACGTTGGCAAACGGAGACGCCGCATTGAGTGTAGCAGCGACCAGTGCGCCAGCTGGAACCGCAGACGCACCAGGAGGCAGCGCACCGCCACCAAATCCCACAGCGGCAGTATCGACGCCACTCGATTCAATGCGCTCGCCATAGCCCGCCAATGCGACCGCGATGGGGTTGAGGAAAACGCCGGGACTAGGCGACGGTGCATTCGACTTGACCGACCCGAACACTTGGATGAAATACCCCGGAACGATGCTATCCGGCTCGGTAAGCTGGATCTTGCCATCGGCATTCACAAGCTTAGGACACCACGCTTGATTGAACCAGATAATCCAGTGACCCGGATAGCCTTCCTGATTGCACGGCAGGTTTCCCTTTTTATTGGGAACATTTGAGTCACCATCAGTTAATTTCCACGCGAAGGCTGGCGCCGAGTATTCCTTGGGATAGGCCGCTTGTCCGACCTTTAGGATTTCGGCACCCCATGGAGTTTGTGACCAATGTTGTTCGGCACCCTTGGCGATGGCAATACCAAAGTTGAATGCTGTTGCCGGTTTGCCTTCCTTGTCCAGCTTCGGTTTTCCAAAATTGTCCAACTTACGTTGCGGTTTGTACATATTGCCGCCGATCATTCTTGCCACAGGAAAAAGGATATCGCTCATTATTTAAACTCCTTGATTGCTTTGAAAGGAACCAACTTGACGGCGCCAAGTGGGGTGACGCTATATGAATTGACCAGCTCAGCGGGGATGCCCGCTTTAATGGCTTGGGTGGGCGTGATCGCGTCCGGCTTCGACAGATCAATGCCCATCATGGAACCGAGCGCCAGGATTTCCGCAAGGGGGGTGGACCAACGTTTGCGCCCAACGCCTTGCTCAGTGGTCCAACCCGGAACGATGCAACCTTCTTTGATGCGCGACTTAACATCATCTTCCAGGCCGCTCAACCGTGCTTGCAAGACAGTCACAGCTTCAGTCATGAGCGCCAGCTCGCGGCCAGCTTGCTTGTTGTCCAGATTGAACGGCACAGCTTCACCGAACATTTGAATGACGTTGTAACTTGCATTGGCGAGCGTAGGACAAGCATGCCGCGCCTTACAGTCTCGACATTCGCTCCCTGTGACCGTCCTCGCTTTGGGCATCATGCTTTCTTCGGCATTGTCTCGCAACCGCTCAACATATCCGAACAGATCCGCTTTAGTGATGGTCCAAGTACGTACC